AAACTATCAAAAAATAAACTTAAACAAATAATTCAAGAAGAACTTGAATTACTTTTACAAGAACATGCAGCAGAATATGTTTGGGGTGTAAAAGCGCCCTATCACCGCGCCGCAAATCAATATGAATTATCAGTATTAAACAACGATATATTAAAAGAAAAAGGGAAAAACAATGTTGACATGGCTTGCGATTAAAAAAGTATTAAATAAAACATGGGCTTGGTTAAAACACAACTGGAAAGCTCCTTTGGTTTTGGTTTATACATTAGTATTGTGGGTTCTTTTCAGAAGAAAAGATGCTGCTTATAAAGTTTTAGAAACTCGAAACCAAAGTTACAAAGATCAAATTGATGCTATTAATAAAACCCATGAAGAAGAAATTAAAAAAAGAAATGAGATTCTAGAACAATACAATGAAGCAGTAAAAAAACTTGAAAAAGAGTTTGCTAAAAACAACAAAGAATTAACTGAAGAAAAAAAGAAATCTGTTAAAGAAATTGTTGAAAAATATTATAGTGATCCTGATACTTTGGCCAAAATGATTGGGAAACGATTTGGCTTTAATTATTCGGAGGTAGAATGAAATTTATAACATTATTGTTAATTTTTACACTTATATTCCCAGCCCCATTATTTGCCGAACCACCTGATGAAATAGAACCTCCGAAAGTCACCGGAATTAAAAAAGGAGAAGAAGCTCCTTATAATGGCGTGCTTTTAAACACTACTGCAGCTGCTAAAATATTTGCTGATAAAGAATTTTCTGCAAAAGAATGCGAATTGAGAATTAATTTTGAAGTACAAAAAGAAATTCTTCGTATGCAATTACTTTTAGATGTGACAAAAGCTAGCTTAGAAGCAACAGAACAAAAATATACTTCTATTCTTTCTATAAAAGACACTGAAATTGAAAGATTAGCTCAAATTGCTACCAAACGACCTAATAATTATTCAGTATGGTGGGCTACTGGGGGAGTACTTGTTGGGATTGGATTAACTCTTGCAGTTGTGTATAGTGTTAAAGAAATTTCAAACTAATTAATTTAAAAGCAGGAGATAAAAAATGCCTATTATCCCGGTACATGGAACAGAAATTGTTAGCGGAAGTGTAGAAATTACAGGCACTTTATTTATGCCTGTAGATTCTTTAACTTTAGGAGATACAATTAGCACAAATGCTGGAATAGGAAATGTTTTTACCGTAACTTTAACTGGTTCGAGTGACGACGGTGGGCCGTTACCAACATTAGCCAATCCTAGCAATCTCAAAGATGGAGCAACCTATCGTTGGATTATCAAACAAAACACAGTGGGTGGCGCCGACCTTTTTTATGGTAGTAATTTTCAATTTCCCAATGGCCTTCCTCCCTCTATGGTATCCGGATCAAGCGGAATTAATATTTTAGAAGGAATTAGTGACGGAACCAACGTATTCATAACTTCTAATACTGTTGTTACCGGCGCCTACGTTTCTGGTTCTAATGCTAGTCTCGAAGACCATGGTGCATATATATTTGATGATCTCAAATCCAATGCCAAACTTGCTTATTGGTTTGACGCTATGGATACTGATACAATTACCAAAGACGGCAGCAACTTGGTTGCAACTTGGAATGACAAGTCTGGCTTGGGTCGACATGCGGCGCAATCTAACGGAACAGAAAAACCAACATATGAAGCCGCTGGGCTAAAAGGGGGCATGCCATGTATCGAATTCAATGGTTCAGATAATATGATGTACATAGGCGGCTCCACAAACGGTACCGATGAAAAAGACTTTGAAGCAGCCTATGTAGCATATTTTGTGGTATGTGCCTTTGAAGACTCTAATGATGGGCACATTGTTGGCGTTGGTTCATCAACCGATGGGTATTTAGAATCCTATGGCCAGGCGATGTACACAGAGTCTGGAAAGTATGGAATTAAGTCAATGTCAGGTACTGGTATAGCATTAAAATCTAGCGACGCCGTAAACGATGGTGATGTGTTTCTATTGAGAGGAATAATAAGAGCAAATAACAGCAGCGTACACTCTACAGGCGTGTTAGACAATACTAATACAAGCAATTCTCCCAACCCTCATACTGCATACGCCCAAGCCACCATAGGGGGCGCCGATGGTACCACTGATGGAAGTCCGGTTGACTTTTGGGGTGGTCAACTTGGTGAAATTATAATATTTGCAAGTGACTCGGTTGGCGGATTGACTGAAGCACAGGTCAAATCAGTTGAGAAATATTTAGCAGTCAAATGGAATCTAACAAGCACTTATAGAGATGCAAGCTAAACTAAATAACATGTCAAGCAAAGATTACGACTATATAGCCCGTCTTGAAAAAGCAATAAAAAAGAAATACGGAACTGATGCAGTTATTAACCCAAAGTCTAATTGGAGCGACGAAAAAGAAGAAGAATATCTCAAACAATTAAAAGAATATTCTAAAAAAGAATCTGAAAGAAAAGAACAAAATGAAAGAATTGAAAAAGATGGCTTTTTTATACCTAAAAATCTAATTAATAAGAAAAGTAAAAGGAAATGTCCAGTATGCAAGGCATACTCTTTTAAAGCAAAGGATGATCTTTATATAAATAAGTTTGAATGTTGTTGGAAATGTCACATTCAATGGGTCGAGGGCCGAGAGGAGAGATGGCTAAAAGGATGGCGCCCCAAGAATAAGGGTAATAAAAGAAAAGAAGGTTCTAATTAGATAATAGGAGAATATTTTATCATGAGACCAAAAATAAAACAAAAAAGAATCGACCCACGATATTTTCTTAATGAAACAGTCGATAGGGAAGAATCTCTACAAGAAATTGAACCTAACCCTAGTCCGTTCCGCCCCAGCGCAGATGAATTAGAAGAATTTAATGTAGGCCCAACGGGAAAAAGAGATGAAGAACTAGAAGAAATTGAACCAAACCCTAGTCCGTTTCATGTAGGCCCAACAGGGAAAAGAGATGACGATGAAGCTGAAAAAAATGATAAAAATCCCAATAGAAAAGGCAAACAAAGATATAAACCAAATAACAAAGATCTTATTTTAGGTGAAAAAGAACTTTATGAAAAAATACGTTCCGCCATAGAAGAGGTTCTTAGTGAAAATTTTGAAGACGCTCTTTACGAAGAAGAAGAATCTTTAGGAGAAGAAGTTGACATTAGTAGTATAGCGCTTCGCAAAAAAAAAGGTGGGTATACAAAAATGACAAAAAAAGAAATTGCAGCAGAGAAAGCCCGCGCAAAAAAACGAGGCATGTATAAACGAGTAAAACCAGGCTGGCCTTGGAACAAAGAAGAAAAACTTTAAAGGAGAAAAGATTAAAATGGCAACGGTATACGAAATAATTCAAGGCATCAACCAAGCTGCAGCTAATGCATATGATGGGGCGCATGATAAACGTTATTCCTCTGATGGTGAAGATCACAAGATTGGCTTAAAGCGCGAAGAAGGTGATTGTATTATAGATTCAAGAGTCATGGATGGTTTTGGCGTCAAGTTTCATGGCGACAAACTAATCATTACATATCAATCAGAAATTAAATTAAAAGATTTTCACGATAGAAATTTTGAAGATGATACGAAACAAGCTTTAAGTGATATAGCTAAATTTCTAAAGAAAGAATATAAAAAAATAACAGGCGCCAGCTTGACATTAACATCAGAAGGCGATGTTGAAATTCATGCACAAACCATGTCAAGAGTTCGAAGCTGGGTACAAGCACAACAAACTTTTAAGATTGGAGGAATGAAAGAGACTGAAGAAGTAAAAGGAGGCACTCCTGAAGATCGCCTAGATAGTGCAATTAAAAGCTTTTTATCCATCGGCAAAGATGAATATTCAGGCGCCAAGAAGTCACAAAATGTTACAATTAAATAAAGGTTTTTTGAACAATGGGATACAAATTGACCAAAAAGGAAATGGTAAAAGAGATCATAAAATGTGGTAAAGACCCAGTTTATTTTATTAATAATTATGCAAGAATTTCTCACCCCCTAGAAGGTTTAATTCCATTTAAAACATATGATTATCAAGATGAATTGCTTAGATCGTTTGATGACCATCGATTCACTGTTATTCTTAAAGCCAGACAATTAGGCATCTCAACAATTACAGCAGCTTATGTTATATGGATGATGCTATTTCATAGAGATAAAAATGTTCTTGTCATGGCAACAAAATACACCACAGCTTCAAACTTAGTTAAAAAAGTTAAAACCATGTTAAGAAACTTACCAGAGTGGATTCAAATTGCAGAAGTTGAGGTTAATAATAGAAATTCTTTTGAATTAAACAATGGTTCTCAAATTAAAGCCTCCTCAACCTCTGCAGATGCTGGTCGTTCAGAAGCTCTCTCTTTATTGGTCATTGATGAGGCCGCCCACGTTGAAGGTTTGGAAGATTTATGGACAGGCTTATATCCTACTTTGTCAACTGGTGGTCGATGCATTGCGCTTTCTACACCAAACGGTGTTGGAAATTGGTTTCACAAAACCTACATTGATGCAGCTGCTGAAAAAAGCAACTTTCACCCGATTAAACTATTGTGGGATGTACATCCAGATCGTGGCGAAGGTTGGTTTGAGCGTGAAACAAGAAATATGTCCAGAAGGCAAATCGCTCAAGAACTTGAATGTAATTTTAACGCTTCAGGGGAAACCGTCATACACCCAGACGATATTATGCGCATTGATGAAAATATCACACCACCGAAACACAGAACTGGGTTTGATAGAAACTTTTGGATATGGGAAGAATATAATGCAGAAAACACTTATTTATTATCAGCTGATGTTGCACGCGGAGATGGCCATGATTATTCTGTTTTCCATATTTTTAAACTAGAAACTATGGAAATCATCGCAGAATATCAGGGAAAAGTTACTCCTGATATGTTTTCAGAAATTGTATTAAGCGCTGGCAAAGAATATGGCAACTGTATGGTAGTTATTGAAAATAATTCCGTTGGCTTCGCAGTTATAGAAAAATTAAAAGAAAAAGAATATCCAAACGTTTATCATTCTGTAAAATCAACACATGAATATGTTGACCAATTGACAGCTGAAAATAGATCGGGTACAGTAGCCGGGTTCACTACCTCCCTTAAAACAAGACCACTTTTAGTTGCTAAATTTGAAGAATTTATAAGGAATAAAATATTAACTATTTATTCTTCAAGAATAAGATCGGAGTTAGACGTATTCATTTGGAACAATGGCCGACCAGAAGCACAAAGAGGCTATAACGATGACTTAGTTATGGCCTGTGCAATTGGGTGTTGGGTCAGAGATACTGCCATTATTGAAAATCAAAGGGATGTAGCCTTTAAAAAAGCTATGTTAGGGTCTATAATAAGAAGTGATTCTGTTTTAGATACTAGCATTCCAGGAATGCTTGGTAGGTCAAAGTCACGTGAATTGGACATAAAAAAAACAGAAGCAGAAAAACAATATGAAAAACATTCATGGTTGTTAAAAGGATGATAAATGGCGAATAGAAATAAAAACCTAAAGGACTCAACTTGGCCCTTATTTAAAAAATTAACTAGATTGTTTTCTGGACCTCTTATCAATTATCGTTCACAGACAACGCGCCAGCTATCTAGAAGGCGTTTAGACAAATACGGTACTAGATTCAAAGACGTCGCGGGCCAAAAATTTCAAAGATTATCATACAACCCTTTTGATAATTTATCTGCTAACATCATGTCGCAGCAAAATCGCACTCAGCGATATGTCGACTTTGACCAGATGGAGTATACACCCGAAATTGCTTCAAGTTTAGACATATATGCAGATGAAATGACCACATCAAATGATTTAAGAAAAATGATAACAATTAAATGTTCCAATGAAGAAATCAAAGGTATATTAGAATCATTATATTATAACATTTTAAATATTGAATTTAATTTATTTGGCTGGTGCCGTACCATGTGTAAATATGGGGACTTTTTCTTATACTTAGATCTTAATCCTGAGATTGGGATTACTAATGTTATTGGATTACCATCTGCTGAAGTTGAAAGACTGGAAGGTGAAGATAAAACAAACCCTAACTATGTTCAATTTCAATGGAACACTGGTGGAATAACATTTGAAAATTGGCAAATATCACATTTTAGAATTCTTGGGAATGACAAATATGCACCGTACGGCACATCTGTGTTGGAGCCAGCTAGAAGAATTTGGCGCCAATTAACACTGCTTGAAGACGCAATGATGGCATATCGTATTGTTCGCTCTCCTGAAAGAAGGGTTTTTTATATTGATGTAGGTAACATTAATCCACAAGATGTAGAACAATACATGCAAAAAGCTATCACTTCGATGAAAAGAAATCAAGTTGTTGATGCTTCGACTGGTCGAGTTGATTTGCGTTATAATCCAATGAGCATTGATGAAGATTATTTTATTCCTGTTCGAGGCACAGCCCAGAGCACAAGAGTAGAGGCGCTTCCTGGTGGAACTTATACTGGTGATATTGATGATGTCAAATATTTAAGAGACAAATTATTTTCAGCATTAAAAGTACCTCAATCTTATCTTTCTCGCGGAGAAGGGGCAGAAGAAGACAAAACTACATTAGCTCAAAAAGATATTAGGTTTGCTAGAACAGTTCAAAGACTTCAAAGATCCATTATTTCTGAGCTTGAAAAAATTGGAATTGTACATTTATATACATTAGGTTTTAAGAGCGATGATTTAGTTTCTTTTACCCTTCACCTTAATAATCCTTCAAAACTTGCAGAATTACAAGAGCTTGAACATTGGAGAATGAAATTTGATACTGCAGGATCTGCAACTGAAGGTTATTTTAGTAAAAGATGGGTCTCAGAAAAGTTATTTGGCTTGTCAGATGAACAAATTATTCGCAACCAAAGAGAGATGTTCTATGATAGAAAATTTGAAACAGCTATGGAAACAGTTGTTCAAGCAGGAATGGCTCAAATGGCTGGCGCAGCAGAATCTGCAGGTGAAGGAATGGGACTACCAGGTCCTGGAGCAGCAGCACCAGAAGGTGGCGCAGCACCACCAGAAGGTGGAGAAGAATTGCCAGCTGGCACACCTGAAGAAGAAGCAGAAGAGGGCGAAGAAGTTCCAGGAGAAGAAGGTGGAGAAGGAGAAGAGTCTTCACTTGTAGCAGCACCAGGAAAAAGAGATGAAGAAGATTGGCATAAAACTACAAAAAAAGATGCGTTTGGCAGACCTGAAGCGACTACCACTTCTAAATCTAAAGGCAAGTGGTATAAACCTGTAACCTACGATACAAGAGACATGGGGGCGCGTAGAAGACATTACAAAGGACAGTGGGCAGATGAAGTAGGTAGTTCAACTCAAAGAAATCTTTATAAAGGTGCCCTTGAACTATTTGGTTTGGGCAAGCTTTCTGAAGAAAATGAAACTAATTATGATGAACAAGAGAGATCGATATTAGAAGTAAATCAGGAAATTAAACATTTAATAGCGGAGTTAGAAATAAACGATGAGAAGAAAAAGACACAATAAAAAAAGAAATTCTGCTTTTCTATATGAAGTAGTTGTTCGTGAGATGGCTAGAAGTATTATTGGTAACAATTTAGAAAAGAAACAATATGTTGCTTATCTGATTCGTGAATATTTTAATTCCAACACAGAATTGTCAAAAGAATTAGAATTATATAAAACCCTTAATGAAACTCAAAATCTTTCACCTTATGTGGCAGAAAAACTAATTCAAGAAACAAAACATGAATACAAAAAGATCAACAAACAAAAACTGTTTATTGAACAAAGTAAAATAATTTCTAAAATTAATAAAAATTTATCAAAAAATGTATTTTCTAATTTTGTTCCCAACTATAAAAGCTTGGCAACTATTTCACAAATTTTTAATGATGAAACCTCAGTTAAAAATCGTGTTCTTTTAGAAGCAGCTCTTTTAAACAAAATTACTAACAATTATGAAGAAAATAGCGGAAAACAGATACCTGTTACTAATTTGGTTTATAGAACGTTCATTAAAAAGTTTAATGAAAAATACAACAATTCTTTATTGGAAGAACAAAAAACTCTTTTACATAATTACATTATGTCTTTTGATGACAATGGAATTCAATTAAAGCTCTTTTTAAATGAAGAGCTTAGTCGTTTAAAGAAGATTATAAATGAATCTTTAACACTAGAAGAGGTTGTATCTGATTCTGAAATGGTTAATAAAACAAAAAAAGTTTTAAATTTAATGGAAGATTTTAAAAATAAACCTATAGATAGCGAAGCTTTGATACAAATATTAAAAATTCAAAATTTAGTTCAAGAGGTACAAGAAAATGCCTGATTTTGATATTCAAATTAAAGAAGAAAACGATGCCAACAAAGGTTTTGATATCAAAATAACAGACCCAGAAGGGCCCGAAGAGGGCTTAGGGTCCGAAGCTCCACCGGGCCCTCAAACAACCGTGCAACTTAAAATGCGCAAAATGCTTGATGGTAGTTTGGTAATATTTGACCACCCAGACATTGACATTGCTATTATGCCACAAATGTTCAAAATTGTAGCTTTTCCAAAAGATGAAATGGGTGATCATATATATGCAGCACAAAGCAGGTTGTTTGATTTTTTAACTAAAAAAGGCGTTGTTGTCCTCGATTCCGTACAAGGTGGAAATTTATATGGTTCTTTGGAAGCAAACATCCCAACAGCAGCAGATCCAAATGTTGATCCAATTGAAGTAACTACTTATGTTATTGCCAAGTTCATTGAAGAAGAAAAGCCATTTTATGATCGAGAAGAAGAATACGAAGACGATGTTGATAAATGGATGTTAGAGCCAGACGATGATCACACAACTGATTTAGATTGGGCAGTTAAAACACACCAACAAAGAAAAGGCGTACAGAATAGATGGCCAGGTAGCTCTGCTGCTTATGGTTTAACAGGAATGTATAGGGCTTAATATTATGAATTTAACAGAATCACAACTTAAACAAATGATTGAAGAACAAATGGATTACCTTTTGAGGGAAAAGATAGGCGAGTGGGATCCAAGGCTTTCTAGACGCGGCAGGAGAAAAGCCTGGGGAAAACGACGCCAAAGAGGGGGAGTTAAAACTAAACCAGAAGAAGCACCAGTTATATCTGTTGACCCGTTGCCCGAACCAAAACAAAAACAAAAGCCTCAAAAACGTCGTAGACGACGAAAACGAAAAGTTTTTGATGCCAAGCGCGCAGCTAGGTATAACGATAAACAAGGGTTTACCGGCTTCGAGAGCACCCCTGAAAACATCCAAAAAGTAGTTGCTTTTCAAAAAGCAACAGGACTTGAACCAGATGGTATGCTGGGGCCCGATACAATGGCAAAGTTGAGCCAAATCGGTGATTACCGGGCCTTGACTGATCCCAAAGCATTCGCCGCGAAACCAACAGCACCAACAGCACCAGCTACGCCCAAACCACCGGCGTGGCAGCAAAACTTCCCGCAAGCGTCGACGCCAATAGAGGCCCGCCGTCTAGACACTGCCCGCGCAGAACAACGAGGTCAGGCCGCGAAGACCAAACGCACCGCCGACGCTGCTGCAGACCTTAAGGGTTCCAAAATGCAAGGACCAGGCGCGCCACAAGGTGACCGGGCAGCACAAGTTGCTGCTGGTCAAGCAGCTGAAAAAGCTGGTCAAGCAGCTGCACAAAGCCGCCGCGATCAGGACAAGGCAGCGCGCTTTGAGGGCCCAGGTTTGAAAAAACGAGGAGCCCCGCCACGCCCGGTTTAAATTATGAAAGTTACAAATAAAAAAAAGCTCACAGCTGAATCAAAATCAAAAACACAATTTACTAAAATTTCGCCCCGGAATTTTTTATCAGATTTTAAACCTAAAGAGGGAACATGGACCTAATATATTTTATTTTAACTGCATACGGTCTAACACAAATCTTAATCTTTGGTTCAATATTCAATAAGGTACGTCCTTCAAAACAATGGCTAGGTGGCTTTGGAAAATTATTTCATTGCCCTATGTGCATGGGCTTTTGGGTAGGCGTACTTTTATTCGGAATAAACAAGTGGACGGAACTATTTACATTTGACTATACGTTGGCTAACGCTTTTATATTAGGGTGCCTTAGCTCTGGAGCTTGTTATCTTTTGGGTGTTTTGGTTAATGATTTTGGTTTTAAAGTGACGTTTAAAAATGAAGGAGATTGTCATCATGACTAAGAAATGGAAGCTTCAACCTGTTCGTCGGTGTTGCAGCGGTTCTAAGCTCGTGCGGGTTGCGCCCGCATATTTAAGAGGTAAAATAAATGTCTAAAAAAGTACTTTTAAGAGAATATTATGAACTGTGTGAAGGCGGCGTTTGCCAAGATCTTTTAACAGAGGAAGAAAGACGACTTGTAGCAGATGGTACAACAATTCTTTCTGGCATTATGCAAAAAGCAGATGCTTTAAATGGCAATGGTCGTGTATATCCTCGTAGAGTTTTAGAAAAAGAAATAAAAAATTATCAAAAATTAGTAAACGAAAGAAGAGCTTTAGGAGAATTAGACCATCCAGATGATTCTGTCATTAATCTTAAAAATGCTTCTCATCTTGTGACTGATGTTTGGTGGGACGGTGAAAATGTTATGGGAAAAGTACGAGTCTTAAGCACGCCATCCGGTCAAGTGTTGAAGTCTCTTGTAGAAGCAGGTGTAAAACTTGGAATTTCTTCAAGAGGATTAGGTTCAACTCAAGAAAAAAATGGAAAGACTTATGTTAATGAAGACTTCCAACTTATTTGTTTTGATTTTGTTTCAGAACCTTCAACACCAGGTGCATACATGCTTGGTGAAGGTGTGGAAAAAAGTTTAAATAATGTTTTTACAAAAGCAGATAGAATTAATCGTTCATTAAATAACATATTAGAAGGTACCGAATGAAAAAAAGTGATTTTAAAAGAATTTTAAAACCTTTAATAAAAGAATGTATTAAAGAAGTAATATTTGAAGAAGGTGTTCTCTCCAACGTTATAACGGAGGTTGTTAAAAGTACCAGAACATTAAATAATGTTCAGTTTGAGACCCAACCAAAACAACAAATAGTTGAATCAGTTAATTCAATTGAACAAAAAAAACTTGCAGAAGAACAATGGAAAAAAAAGAGAGATCAAAGAAGAAAATTATTAAACGCAGCAGGGTTTGATGATGTTGATATTTTTGAAGGTACAGAACCTTTGCGCACACCTTTAAATGAAGGCGCGCCACAAGGCCCGCTTTCAAATCTCGAACCAGGTGATTCCGGCGTAGACATTTCCGGAATATTGAATTTAGGTGGTCATAATTGGCAAAAATTGGCAAGGGGAAAATAAATGTCCAAAAGAGCTGTTGTAGTAGAAGTGAGACCAAGAAACGACAATGAATCAATTGAAAAATTAGTTAAAAGATTCACAAAAAAATGTAAAAAAGAACGAATTGTTGAAAATTATCGGGATAGAATGTATTATGAGAAGCCAAGTAAAAAAAGAAAGAGAAAAAAAGAAAGAAGAAAGAGAGTTTTACAAAAATTACAAATGAAACTGGATAATAGATTAAACAATAACTAATTAGTTATGCAAGAAATATGCAAAAAAAGCGGAGTGAATTATGGCAATTTATAACGGTGCACCAAGTGTAGGTCTTAGGAACGTAGGCTCATATCAAATTTCAGGAGAACCTTGGATATCTGGAAGTGGAGCAGGTTTCGGCACTGCACATGCTGGAAATAAAGTTAAAAGATATCAATTTCCTTTTGTCACAAGAGAAGTAACTGTAGATTTTGAACAAGACGGCTCAGGTGGTATGGACTGTGTGTGGGTGCATTTCGTTAGTGGTAGCGATCATGATTTTAGTGTTGTTGGTGATCTGGTAACAAAAGATGCAACTAGCGATGTTTTTCTTGGAAAACATTTCGTTGTAGTTAGCGGATCTTTTACTATTAAGGCAAAATTAAAAGAAATTTATGTCACTACACCTGGCGCTAATGCTGCTGAATATCATGTGATAGCAGATTTAACAAACATTCCGACAAAAAGAATGTATCCACTAACTGGATCAGGCCACACAGATAATCGATCATTTACAGCTTAATAAAACAGAGGATTTATGGCCCAGGTAGTAAAACCTAGAGGAAAATTTGGTGGAGCAATAAAATTTGGTGATGACGTCACAGACGTACATCAAATAACAGGCAGTCTTTATATTTCCGGAACTCTCCATGCAAATGCATATAAAGTAGATGCTGTAACAACCACAATAACAAACATTGAACAACAGGGCTCCACAAAATTTGGTGATTCTACAGATGACACTCATGAATTCACTGGCAGTTTTTATATAAAGGGTGCCACTAAAATAAATGGCAATCTTGCTCCTTCTGCCGATGAAACAAAAGATTTAGGAGCAACTGATGCACGTTGGGCAAACGTGCATGCACAAAACATCCACACAGGGGACCTTCACTTAACAAACGAGCGTGGAAGTTGGTCTGTTATTGAGGAAAAAGATTACCTTTCAATAAGAAATAATAATACTGGACAGTTTTATAAAATCATGATGATACCAGTGCCTGACCCTGAAAATTAAATTTTTTTATCTTACTTTATTACACTTAAACAGGAAAATGACTATTTATAAGTGACCAAAATATGGTTGGGCTTATATATTTATAAAGGGGAACATGAATAATGTCTGGTGCGTGGAAATTTAACAATTCTCAAATTAAACTGACAGGTACGATGTACTTGTCTCAAAGTGCTTATATTAACTGGGGTGATTCAGTTACAGGGTCAAGTGGTTTCGGCTTCCGATCCGACGACGGTGACATGGAATTCAAAAACCATGGCGGCTCTTGGACTGCCTTTGGTTCTGCTACTGCAATTGCAGCCGACGACATTACAGTAGGTAATGCTGCAGTAACTCTTGGCAATGGTTCTACCAGTGCCGATATTACAATAGATTCCGGCGCCGACATTGTTTTTGATGCTGCAGGCGGCAACTTTGAATTTAAAGATAGCGGCACGGCGATGTTTGTCATTGATGTAGATGGCACTGCTGGCGACATTGATGTAACTTTACAGGTTGATGGTGATGACTTAGTTTTTAATCAGTATGATGGTACCGAGGTACTCAGGTTAACTGATGGAGGCCAGGTTGAAATCGGAGACAACCTTGAGATGCCAACGGATAGTTCTGTGATTAAAATGGGCGATGGCGACGATATCACAATTACTCACGATGGAACAACTGGTGTTGTCATAGCTGCTAACCCAATCACTTTTGATTCTGGTGCAGATATTAATATTGACGCAGAAGGCGGCGATGTTGTTTTTAAAGATGGTGGCGTAACAAAAGGCTCCCTCAAAATGGATACTGCAAATCGCTTTCAACTATCTTCAAGTGTTTCTACAAACGATCTCTATTTGATGTCCGGACGAGATATTGTACTTGATGCTGATGGTGCTGAAATTTATTTCAAAGATGGTGGCACCACCTTTGCTACTTTTGGTAGCGGGGGAGACACCGAACTCGCTTCTGCTGTTTCAGCAAAACCCGTACTTATTCTTGAGAATACCAATAACGACGCTACCGGAGCCACCTTAAAGTTTAATAAAGATGGTGGTAATGTTGCTGATAATGATGTAATTGGTAACATCGATTGGGCCAGTGAAGATGATGGCGACAATGCTCACACTTATGCAAGAATCCTTGGTAAAGTAGATGACATGACAGGTGGCCAAGAAGAAGGTAGTCTTGAGTTTTATGTAGCTGAATATGATGGTACCTTAACTAAAGGTATGGATATCGTAGGTTTAGGTTCGAATGGCAATATTACAGTAGACATAAGCACACATGATGGCTCCGCCGGTGGATTAAAACTTGGTGGCACCCTTGTTACTTCAGACGCAGGCGAGCTTAACATATTGGATGGCTGCACCGCAGTTGTTGGAGAACTTAATTATTTGGACTTAGGTAGTACTGCTGTTGGTACTGCAATTGCCAGTAAAGCTGTTGTACTTGATAGTAGCAAAGACTTTAACTTTGGCACTGGCGATGTAAGTTGTACTTTGTTGTCAGGTACGGTTGGTTCTTTGGTTTCTCTTAAAGTATATTCAACAATCGGCCATCCCGAAGATACAGACCTGCTTACTCTTGCAAGCGGAGAGGTGACATTGGCTGGTGATATGCATCCAGCCGCTGATAACACTCATGCTCTAGGTGATTCCGATTTAAAATGGTCTGCAGTATATGCACAAAACGTGTACACTGGTGACCTTCACTTGGAAAACGAGAGGGGCAGCTGGTCTGTGATAGAGGAAAAAGATTTCCTTACATTAAGAAATAATAATTCTGGTAAACGTTTTAAATTAACAATGGAAGACATCACTGATAATGGCTCGTATGGACCAGGGAAGGACGGAATATTATAAATTTTAAAATTTTAGTATAATTTGTGAGCCGATGATGTCATTGGTTCGCTTTTCTAAAAATGGGAATTTATCAATTATGCATACTACTTATTATGAAAATGTTTTAAAGGGAGTTTAGTATGTCATCAAGCATGTTAGAACAAGCAATCATAGACGCAGAGGCATTAAAAGAGGCTGCTATTAAAAATGCTGAAGCTACCGTTGTTGAAAAATATTCAGCAGATATCAAAAAAGCAGTAGAGCAATTATTAGAACAAGCCCCGGCAGAAGACCCTGCAGCAGCTATGGCTGCAATGATGGGAGGCGCCCCGCCAGAAGGCGCAATGGGCATGCCACCCGAAGGTGCAGCCCCACCTGGAGGTGAAAATCTTGCATCTCAACTAGACCCTTCATATGTTGGCGAACAAGCCCGCACAGTTAATGTTAATTTGGGCGCCCTTTTAGATGAAATGAAAATGGATGAAGAATTAGATCCAGATGATTTAGCGCTTCACGAATTGGTTGCAGAAGAAGTAACTGGCGAAGGAGAAGCTTCCACGAGAGAGACTGAAGAAACCGTTGTAATTCAAGAATCTCTTCTTGATTCTATTTTAGGAGAACAAATTGAAGAGCCGCCTCCGCTGCCAACAGGAGATCGAGGCGGATATCCACCACAGCCACCTGTAGGGGCTATGCCAGGTGCACCTACACCAATAACAAGAGAGTTTCTTGAAGAAGATGAAGATTTATACGAAGGCAACGACGAAGACCTAGATCTATATGAAGAAGATGAGCAAAATTACACCCCTGATTATGAGCGTCACAGCCGCCCCACTGGAGTCGTTCCGGACACCGAGCGTGTAGGTCTTTTAAACCCAGACGCAAATTACACTCCTGGCGTTGGGGAATATATTAACATAGGTGGTGATCCACAATATGCATCAGATGATCCTTTTGCCGTGCCCACCAGACCTGGTTATGATGAGCCGATTGAGAGATCGTACCCAGAACAATCACACCTGCCCATGGAACAAGGGGAACAAATGCGCCGAGAGGCAGAAGATCGCAGGAACTGGTACACAAAGGCCCGTCTTGGGCTAGGTCCAGCTGCCTACGATGATCCCCATGGGTATCGCATTGAGGAAAGCTTCCAAAAGGAGTTGGCGTCATACCAACACAATTATGCAAAACTTTATGAAGCATATCAAGCTTATGGGCAAGAATATGATAATCTTTATGCCCATCATGAACAATTAACTGAACAAAATAATAAATTTAGAGAAGTGCTCGTTGAGTCACAAAATAGACTTAATGAAGTAAATCTCCGTAATGCACAATTGCATTACACAAACCGTATTTTAACTAGCGACTCCCTGAATGAGCGACAAAAAAATAAAATTGTTGAAGCTGTGTCAAAATCCGGTACTGTTGAAGAGGCAAAAACAATTTTTGAAACCCTTCAAAGTGCAGTGGCTGGTACAAGCAATAATAAGCAAGCACCAAAATCGCTGAACGAAGTAATCAATAAGCGCTCTTCGGCCTTTTTACCTCGAAGAAAAGAGGAAACGCAGTCTGATTCAAATTATATGGACAGATTGCAAAGATTAGCTGGTATTAAACAATAATATACTATATTAAGGAGGAAAAATTATATGTCTGTATTACAAAAGCTAACTGAAGGCTTAGTTGACCGCAATCTTCGTAATGAGGGTAACGCTCTTTTGAGTAAGTGGGACAAAACTGGTCTCCTTGAAGGTTTGAATGGAAAAAACCGTGAAGGGATGGCCCGCCTTTTAGAAAATCAAGCTAAAGAGCTGCTTCGTGAAGCTAGCTCAATGGCTGCTGGAGATGTAGAGGGTTTTGCAGCCGTCGCATTTCCAATCGTTCGCCGTGTATTCGGTGGATTAATTGCTAACGATCTTGTTAGCGTACAACCGATGAGTCTCCCATCAGGACTGATCTTTTTCATGGACTTTACCTATGAAGGTGATAGACACGGCATTGGCTCCGGTGACTCTGTTTATGGTGGTGGAGTAGTCGCATCAGCGTTGACTGGTGGTGTTTCAGACCTCACTGAGGAAGGTGGAGGCTTTTACAACTTAGCAAATGCGTATTCTTCTCCTTCTGGTACTATTGGTCCATTTACTGATTCAGCAGATGCAGATCCAGCAAGTACATCACAAAGTGAAGTTAATAACCCAACAGCTGTAACTGGTACGCCTTTTAACAATGCTGGTACAGCGCTTTCATCTTTGAGTGAAGCTCAAAAGAAATGCATTCGGTGGGATCCTGACATTCTTGGTGATTCAACTACAACCAAGGAAGTTTTTGCAATCCAATTTAAGCTTACAGATGCTATGCGTGATAAAGTTAATTTTCAGCAATTAGGCGCCGTCACGCCAGTTGCTAATGTAACTAGCGCTACTGAGCTTGGTGTTGGTCTTGCATCTGGTTCGTTGGTACGCCGCTTAACCGAGCGCGGGTACCGCGATGCCAATGGTGCTCTTAGGACTGTTGGTAATACTACAGATCCGGACGCTGGTAACTACATTACTTGTTATTACTTTGCAGCTGCAGGTACTCTTCTTGTAGACGGTGATGGTACTGCTGCACTTGGTGCAGCTCTTAGTGTGCCTCTTAAAGATTCTTTTGCAGCAGGTGATGCTATTGGATCTGTCGTAGGACAAGATAACTGGGGACTTGAAGAACCATCTCCCGGAACTCGTGGTAACGCTGGCAGCACAACTGGTAAAAATGCGATTCCTGAAATCGACATTAAAGTTGATAGTGTTGCAGTGACAGCAGTTACTAAAAAGCTCAAAGCTAAATGGACTCCGGAACTTGGTCAAGATCTTAATGCATATCATAATCTTGATGCAGAAGTTGAACTTACATCAGTTCTTTCTGAGCATATTGCTTTGGAAATTGATCGTGAGATTCTCAATGACCTTGTTAAGGATGCAGCTGCTGGTACGTATTACTGGTCGCGTTCGCCTGGTCTCTTTGTACATCGTACAAAGGGCACCGAGCTTGGTGCAACCGCAGCCGCTCCGGATTTCACCGGAACGGTATCTGAGTGGTACGAAACTCTTGTAGAAACCATCAATGATGTTTCTGCACAGATTCATCGTAAGACTCTTCGCGGCGGAGCTACGTTCCTTGTGACTAGCCCTGAGATTGCTAATATTCTTGAGTTTACGAGTGGATTCCGTGCTAATGTAACCCATGATGATGATCGTGGTACTGTTGGCGCTGTAAAAGCTGGTAATCTTAGCAAGAAATGGGATCTTTATGTAGATCCATATTTCGCGCGCAATCTTGTTTTGGTTGGCCGTAAAGGTGGTAGTTTCTTGGAGAGTGGCTATGTCTACGCTCCTTATGTACCGCTGCAGGTTACTCCCACTATCTTTGGTACGGAAGACTTCGTACCGCGTAAAGGCGTTATGACCCGTTATGCTAAGAAGATGGTTCGACCTGATATGTATGGTCTGGTTGTTGTACGCGGACTCCTTGGTGAGTCTGGTAGCTAATCCCTGATTAGTTAACAACTAAATAACATTAAGCCTCGCCTTAAGAAATTAAGGCGGGGTTTTTTTTATTTAATAAAAGATTTTTGTCAATGAAGATACTATTTATAATGACAAACTTGATAAGGCACTAGGGCCTTTTTAAATAAAGGAGAAAAAGAACATGAGTAAAGTAGCAAGATCAGCAAGAGTTGGTAGTCGCAACAGGATGGAAGAAATCGACGCCGATAAAACACTTACGCAAGCAGAATCCGGCGAAACTTATTTAATCGATTGGAATTCCGCATCTGCCTTGACTATTACTCTTCCCGCTATGGAAGATGGTGCTTATTTTAAATTCATTTTCAAAACTGATTTCACTGCCAACGGTACAGTCGTTATTAACAGCGCGGACAACACGGCTGGTGATTTTGCTGGAAGTATTTTTGAACAAGTTACTGGTGGTTCGAACGCCAATTCCGCAGTTCAACTTTGCGGGAGCCACGATATATTGACCATCAGTGATGACATCGATGTTGGTTCTTGGCTTGAAGTTTATTGTGATGGTTCAACATGGTATTGGACAGGCCTTCTTTCTGTCTCGGCAGTTGGACTAGCAGTGTTTAGTACCTAATAATTAATCGTCTTATCAAAGCATTAAACCCTACATTCAAAGAATGTGGGGTTTTTTGTTAATATCTTTAGTACAATATTATATAATATAATTAAAAGGAGTTCATTATGGGAAAATCAAAACGCCGAATGATTAGTCCAAAGTTTGCAAAGAAATTTGCAGCAAAGTATGCAAAGCTTAAGGCAGCATTAGAAGAGGCTGCTACTACAGTTGTTGAAACTTGTGAAGAAGTTATCGAAGAAGTTAAAGAAGTTATTGAAGAATCACCTAAAGTTATAGTAAACGAGGTTGATGAATCTACCGCAGCTGAGCCAAAACCAAAATCGCGATCTGTCAAAAATTCGCCCCGAAAAAAAAGACCAGATTCGAAAAAAAGAAGAACTAAAAAAAGACCTACCAGAAGAAAAACTTTAAAGAAAAACTAAATATGATTTTTTAAGGGACTGTTAACTAATTATAGCGAGGAGATCTAAATGAATGGCAGTACCCACTTTAACACCTTCAAGCAGAACAAGCGCTATAGCACTAACTACTGGAAGTGCGCCCGGCGATGTAAAAGATAACACCTCTTTACCTTTTCAGCTATATTCAGATTCAAGCTCTGCGATGTTTTCGCAGTATTTTTGCTCCGGAGCATCAGATCAAGTTTCATATGTTTATAAAAAACTTGGTGGCGATGTTTTAGACGTTGAAATAACTAATAATCAAGTTTTTACAGCTTATGAAGAGGCAACACTAGAATATTCTTATATTCTTAATATCCATCAGGCAAAAAACATGCTTGGGAGTGCTTTAGGTGGAACAACGGGCACTTTTGACCACGATGGGGAGAAAATTAACTCCACCGAACCAGATAACGTAAATCTTAAATATCCAAGATGGGAGTTCTCTTATGGAAAGCGAGTCGGAGACGGAGTTGGCCAAGAAGCAGGAATGGGCGGAAATACAAGAATATATTCAGCTTCATTTGATACTGTGGTGAACCAACAAGATTATGATTTACAACAGATTGTATCTTCTTCAGCAGCGACAGATACTGATGAATTTTATTATAATAAAATTGGAAATAAAAGAATTTATGTCACAAGAGTATTTTATAAAACTCCACAATCAATGTGGAGATTCTATGGTTATTATGGTGGTTTAAATACCGTTGGAGATTTAGCTAGTTATGGCCAATTTGCAGATGATTCAACCTTTGAAATTATTCCTACTTGGCAAAATAAAGTACAAGCCATGGCCTTTGAAGACGCAATATACACACGAAATTCTCATTGGTCTTATGAAATTAAAAATAACAAACTAAGAATATTCCCGCAAGTCGTTCGCGCAACTCCTTCTAAAATGTGGTTTGAATTTTATATTCGAGATGATGTCTGGGAAAGAGGAGATACTGATAAAGAAGACGGTCTAGAAGGTGTAAATAACATGAACACTTTGCCGTTTGAAAATCTTCCATATAAAAACATCAATGCCATTGGTAAACAATGGATTAGAAGGTTTTCTTTGGCGCTGTGTAAAGAAATGTTAGGGCAAATACGAAGTAAATTTGGTGCTATTCCAATTCCTGGTGAAACTGTTAATTTAAATGGAACAGAATTAATTTCGCAAGGAAAAGAGGAACAAGATAAGCTGCGCGAAGAACTTAAGACGACATTAGACGAGCTTACATATGCTAAGATTGCAGAAAGTGAAGCTTCTATGATTGATAGTGTAAACAAAGTACAAGAAAAAATGCCATACCCAACACCAATTGTGTTAGGATAAAATAA